AGAGCAACGACTTATCGTGATGCTAATGGGGCAATCCAAAGAATTAAAGATATTTTACACTATTATGATAGTAAAAGTGAGCAGGTTAGATTCTATTGTTGGTCTCTAAGTTATGGAGGAACATGGAAAGCTGCAAAAAATCTTAGAAAGAATATTGAAGATGCTGGCGGGTTTGGAGAAGAACTTAATAATGTTAATTTGAAAAAAGTAATTGAATACTTTACAAATAACCCAGAGGATTCTGATAACTTGCGAAGTATTTCAATTAGTATTGATTCAGAAAGTATTAGAAAAGCAATGAATGCTCCAAAGCCAGATGAAAAACCTGGAGCGGATCAACCAGCTAAAGCTCAAGTATCTGCGCCAAAACCTTCACCATCCTCAACTGAATCAGAAATCTAAAAAGCTAACAAATGGCCGGAATAAACAATTTAAAAGAAATTTACGAAAAAAGGGGCGAAGCTTTCCTAAGTGGATTACTTAATAATTATGTAATAATCAATGAAAAGGTTGATGGTGCATTTTTTGGAGTAAAGAAAACCGGAGAAGATAGCTTTAAATATTTCAAGAAATCTGGAGAGATAACTTATGTTGATCAAGTATTAATGAAATATTATAACCCAGCAATTCAGCATTTCCATAATATGCCTCTTGAAAAGAGACAGCGTATTCCAGCAAATTTCTTTTTTGGATTTGAATATTTTACAAAGAGTGACAGTAACTCAAGTAAAAGGATTGATCTTCCTAAAAATAATCTTGTTCTTTCATATATTCATCGACTTGATGAATCTGGAAACATTGCAGAAACACTACAATCAAAAGAACAATTAACCCGTTGGGCAAATTATCTAGAAGTAGAGGCTCCGCCAATTATTTTTGAAGGTAAACTTGATGCTGAACAGAAGAGTAAAATTTTAGAATTTGTCTACTCTGAACAAAAGGATCTAGAAGAAAAGTTTAAGACTACTTCTTTTACTAAATATATTATTTCAATACTTTGCCCTGATGAAACCTTTGAGGCATCAAATAGAGATCTTGAAACAATTATTTTTAGATTTTATGGAGATGATTCAGAAAATGAGGCATTCTTAGCAAAAATAGTTGATCCTATTTTCCAACAGAGGTCAAGTGAGACTCAACCTAAATCTTCAAATTCACAAGATTATATTTGGTTAATTGTAATTGACCTAATGAATCATTTTGAAATGTATAATATCGATGACTTAAGAAAAATGGTTTCTGAATCAGAAGGATATGAAAAAAAATATGTTGAGTTAATTAATACAATATTTAAAGACTTCTTAGTAGAGTATTCAAACAAATATGATGGACTTGAATTAGAGATTCCAGAATACTTAAAAAGACCTGAATTTGAACTTGATGTTAACCTAATCGGAGACCCTGAAGTAGTTAACTTAATTAATAAGAGCAACACTAACCTAGAAATATACAAAGTGCTTCTTAATTTTTTTAGGAAAGTAAGAAAGAAATCTAGTGTAGGTTTCTTTACTCCTGAAATGATATCTCAACTTAATTTAATTGTTCAAAAGATTAGAAATATTATAATGGGCGATGCAGTATACGAAGGATTATTTCCTAGTTTTAGTCAATTTATTGGAGCACCAGATGATTTTATTGCAATGAGTGAAGTTGAGCATGCTAAGCATATTGGAGAAGCAGTTGAACCTCAAAAAGTAAATGTTCTAATTGGAAGCTTTCAGCCAGTAACAATGGGCCACATTAAAGCTGCACAAGCGCTAAAAGAAAAAAATGGAAATAAGACTGTTTTTGTTGCAATCAAGCCAACTGAACCAAGTAAAAAATCTCCTTTTTCATTAACTACAACAAAAGGAATGCTTACTAAAACTCAGCAAGAATATCCAAATGTTATTGCAGATAATTTAATTGTCCCTAATGGGCAAATTGCTGAAATTATAAAGGAACTTAGACCTGGATATGAACCTATTCTTTGGGGAACAACAGAACGTCGACTAAAGGATTATGCACTACAATTTGACTATATTAAAAAAAGAGATATTCCACTAAGAATTTCAAAGGATTTTAAACTAGTTGAACTTCCAAGTTATGTAAAATCAGAAGAGATAATCGACTTAATTAGAAAATCTAATTTTGAAGAGTTTAAAAAATTAACTCCTACTTCAATTGCTGGTGAATTTTTTAATTTACAAAAAGAAGTTGGAGTAATTGCAAATGTTAATGAAGCTAATCACGATATACGATTGAAGGAATCTGACATAGATGATGATGGAGTAGAGGAGATCATCTAAAACTTTACTCTATTCTCTAATATAATATACAAAACTTTAACTTAATATGAGGTTCAATGAATTAGAAGAAATAGACATCCAATATTTTACAGAAGTATACTACAATAAAGATATTTCATGGGATAATCGATTACGCATACTATCTGAAAAATTTGAATGTTCAACTCGAACACTAGAGAATTGGGCATCTAAATTAAAATTAACAACTGTTACCCAAGAGGACTCACCTCAATATCAAATAGCACAAGCTAGAGAATACAATAAAAAATCAAAGCGATTTATTATTTCCTGGGCACAAAATAATACAAGTGTTCACGAAGAGTTTATTAAAAATATGAAAGCGTATGCTGAGTTTATTAATGCAGACATTCATATTATTGCAGGAAGATATAAAAATCCAACATCTGTTTGGACAAGTACACAAGCTGCCGAGGAAGTTTGGAGCCCAGTAGTAGTTCCATACCTAGATGCAAATCGTCATAATATTCATAAATATGTTTCAATTATGTCTGACGTCAAGATTCAGCCAACTGCTGTTAATCCTATGACTGGACTAGAGGGAATGAGTGGAATTAATTCATGTGTAGTAGGTTCTCCTAAAATGCAAATGGAGATGATTCCAGTATTGGAAGGAAATGCTCCAAAAATGATGATTACAACTGGTGCATGTACCACTAAAAATTATACTGACTCTAAAGCAGGTAAAAAAGGAGAATTTCATCACACTCTAGGATTTGCTATTGTTGAAATCAAGAACGGTGAAATATTTTTTATGCGTCAAGTTACTGCAACTGATTCAGGAAGCTTTACTGATCTCTTCTATAATACTAGTGATGGAGAAGTTAGTCGCATCTCTGAAATATCTGCAATTGTCCTGGGTGATTTACACTATGGTAAGCACGATCCAAAAATTCTGCATAAGACTCTTGATTTTATGGATATTCTGCACCCTGAACATGTAATCCTACATGATGTATTTGATGGAACCTCAATTAGTCACCATGAGGAGAAGGATCCATTTATACAATATCAAAAAGAAATGGATGGCACAAATTCATTAAAAAATGAAGTTGATGATCTTCTATGTGGATTAGCTAATTTTGAAAATTTTAATACTATTATTGTTCGTAGTAACCATGATGATTTTGTAGACAGATGGTTAAAAAATACAGATTGGAGAAAAACGGTTACTCCTAAGAATTCTCTAGAATACATGATCTACTCGGCCGCTATTCTTGGAGGAGAAGCACCAAATGGTGTAATTCCTTGGGTGATAAATAAAACATATCCTCACTTTATTACATTAGGAAGAAGTGATAGCTATATAGTTAATGGTTGGGAATTAGGTCAGCATGGAGATATAGGTGCAAGTGGAAGTAGAGGATCACTACAACAATTTAGAAAATTAAATACTAAAATCGTTGTTGGTCACTATCACTCACCTGGAAGAAAGGATGGAGCCCTTGCAGTTGGAACCACTACTAAATTAAGAGTAGGTTATAATATTGGTCCAAGTGCATGGTTACATTCACATGTAATTATTCATAAAGATTCAAAAGCACAGCATCTTAACTTTATAAAAGGAGAATATACTACTTTAAAATAATTAAAAGATGTGTCTAAGAAAAATGATAGCCAACAAAATTACGAAAATTATCGTAAAGGTAAAGCCAAATTAGAGAACGCAGTTCTACAACACCCAGAAGAGAGTAAAGGTGGAAAGTCAGTTTATGATTTCATGAAAGGTGAAGTTAAGCGCAATATGTGGGTAATACCATATGAGCAATTTAAAAAGAGAGATAAATAATTAAAATCTCAACGATCATATGAGTTTCGAAGCATACTTAAAGGATTGGCTTGGCAATTATCAGCAGCTTAATGAAGCAACTAAGCCGACTTCAAGCAAGCCAAACGAATTTGATGAAATTACTAATATTATTAGTAGTGGAATTGGTGGCGAAACTGATAATAAAATTGCAAAGACTACTTCATTTGAATCAATTGAGCAAGTTTTACAAAAAATTGATATTTCTCTACTTGAAAAAGTAAAAGCTAATCCTGAACTACAAAAAGTATTACTTTCATTTGTTTCTCCTGGAAAAGTTGAGTGGCTTGCGGAATATTTAACAAAATCAAAGAAAACCTTAAATGCTATTTCAGCAGATAAGAAAAAAGTAGATCCATCTAGTAATTTCGATGCATATACTCGTCTTACACTAAGAGAGGCAGATATCAAGAACAGAATCTACAAATTATACGTAATTTTTAAATATGCAGATGAGGCTCCTGAATTAGATAAGGATACAAATATCTTAGCTGCGTTAAAACAAATAGGAGAACCTCTAATTTCTTCAACTGATCCAAATGAATCAACGATAAAAATTAGTAAAATTGGTAGAATTGATAATCTAGTTGGAAGTGATGAATTTGAGGTAATCGACAATACTGGTGCTCCTAAAATATTAAAGAAGGAAGAATTAAAAAATATTCTTGAATTAAATCCAGAGATTGCTCAAAGAGCATCTAACTTAGCAAATGATTCATATAAGAAAAAAGTTTCTAAGCTTGTACAAAGAACCGAGGACACAATTAAAAAAGAAGTAGCTAGTGCTCTAAATAATACTGCACAAGCTATCACAGACCTACCTAATACTATTTCAAGTATGGAAAAGTTACAGGTTGATTGGAAGCCCTTAATTGATGCGTTAGGTTATTCAAAATTCTTTACAAATACAATTAAACAAAAGGAAAAGGTCTTAACTAGAGACGAGAGGCCAAGTTTAAGAAAAAAGAATAGAATTAAAGAGAAACTAATGGGTGCGTTACGTTCTGCTCTACTTCCACCTATGGTAAATGGTGAAATATCTGAACCTGGAGGAGACTATTACAAACTATTTAAAAGATTAGAATCTCAAAATACTGCATGGCTAGATGCTGCAATTAAAGAGACTATTGTTGATGCAAACAGAATTGCTCAATTTAATGCCTCAGCAAGATCAGCTGAGAGTCCACTTGAAGAAAACCAATTAGCCTATTTGCAAATCGGCGGATCCTGGATTATGAAATATATTCAGAGTGAAGTTGATGGAGAACTTTCTAAAAGAGATATGGATAATGCGGTTACTAAAATAAAAAGTGTTATTCAAGAAAAGGAGAAGGAGATTAAGAATTACTACTTATCAAAGGATTTTAATATGGAGAACTTTGAAGGAATCCAATTAAAACCTAATCTAAGATTACCACTATATCAGAGGGTTAAATTAGCAGTAAGTGAAGCAGATAAAATTGCAGAGAGTCCACTAAAAAATCTTTTTAAGGGTCTTGGTCAAATTGCCGTTGGTCTCTTTTCAAATATTCCAGATAGAGGAGATCTTGCTCTTGCTGCAAAAAATGCTGAACGTAATCGTGCAATATTCAATGGAATATTTAGCATTATTAAAGGTGGAGTATATGGAGTAAACAAACAAGCTGGTAGAAGTCTTGAAAAAGGAGTATCTAATGTGACAAATAAATTAAGATTAGATGTTGCTGGATTAACACCATATGAAAAAGGAGAAGGTCCAAGTTTCTATAAATCAGCTGAAAAGAAAACAAATGAGCAAGATACTGGAGGAATATCGCCAGGTGCAGATTTTCAAACCCCTTCATCATTACCAGATAATACAATGGATACTTTTGCATTAGCTGGTCCAGGTAAAAAAGAAAAGCCTAAAAAGAAGAAATCAATGGTGACTAAAGTGACAAGCTTTAGTGATTTTTTGAAAAATAAAGGCTAATTATACTTTTTTAAAATCCTGATAAATAATAAAAAGAAATATTATGAGTGGATTTATATTAGGTGGCGGAAATGGGGTCGCTGATACTATATTACAAAACGCTTCATCTCCAAATAGTTTAACTGATAATTTAATTGCACAAAATACTACTGCAAATAGCGAAAGTCTTGGTGCAGTAGATGGAGCAAACGGTAATGTAATTAAAGTAGGAGGATCCGAGTCACTATTTAGTCCATTTACAATATTTAGATATTCTGAATTTGGGGTAGGTACAAGCAGTACAAATAAGGGAACTTATAATTTTAGTAGACATCGAAATACTTATACTAGCGGTGATATTCTTAAAATTGGAGAAGACTTTAAAATAAGTCTAGAGGAAAAAGCAAAAAAGATTATAGAAAACCCAAGTGCAATTAATATAATTGACTGGGCAAACAATAATGCAATTAGTAAAGATCATACTGGCCCAATATATCCATATCCATATCAAATAAATGATTTTCTTTGGTGTAAATGGTATGGTAAAATTCCAAATAATAAATTGTTAACTTTAAGAAGATACCCAATACCAGTAGAAGATAATCTAGCCATCGATAAAACGAAAGTCCCACTAGTTCCAATTGCACAAGCCGTAACCTGGTGGGGAGAAGGTACTGGAAATAAATTATCTGAAATATTAGGACTTACTTACGGATTTAATTGGGAACCAATTAGTGCAAAAGTTGAAGACGTTATTGGTAACGAAATAAATATTGAAACCTTATTAGATTCGGCTGGAATAGTTGACTCGGTTGCCAGAAAAGCAATTATTGCATCACTTACACCAGTATTGGATAGTAATCCATATGCATTAACTGGATATGATGCAACTCTACAACAATTTGAAAAAGATAGTTGGGAAAGAGGTGCATATTGGAATAGGGTACTTGGTCCAATTAATGTAATTGACTCTACTCAAATGAGAACTAGAGGATTTAATTTCCAAAATGATATTACAATGGATTTTGAATATAATTTAAGATCATATGGTGCAGTTAATCCTAAAATTGCTATGCTTGACCTAATAAGTAATTTTTTATCATTAACTTATAACACTGCCTCTTTTTGGGGAGGAGCATATCGTTATTTTCAAAATACTGGTCCTCTTTTGCCTGGATTTAATACTAGTAATATGGAAAAAGGTAACTATACTGAAGCTATGAAAGATGTATTGACCCTGGCTTCAAATACACTTCAAGAAGGAGGAGACGAATTACTTAAATTTGCTACAGGATTAGTTGAAAAAACTAAAGGTAAGTCAGCTGAGGAAACTGCAAAAATAATAGCTGGTGGAATTTCAGGTTCACCTCTTGCTAAAAATCTAATTGGATCAAATATGAAGGGTCTTCACCAAAAACCATTGGTTCTTAGAGCTTTACTTGATGGTAGAGCAGTTGGTGAATGGCATCTTATGATAGGTAATCCAATGGATCCATTTGCAGTAATCGGTAATCTATGTATGAAGAGCACAACAATTACTTTTTCAGATGAATTAGGAGCAGACGATTTTCCAGTAAGTATAAAATTTAAGGTTACGCTTACTCACGGAAGACCTAGAGCAAAACAAGATATCGAATCAATGTTTAATCATGGAGGAGGAGGATTAAGTATGACAAAACTAGCACCAACCTCAAGTGAAATGAATAGTTTTGGAGAATATAATACTATGAGATTAGCTAGTGCATATGGAACAGATGCTGAAAATAATTCAAAATTTGCAAATACTCAATTTATGAAGGATTTAAGTTCATCAATTGAAGCAGCAAAGGCTAGGTCAGGAGCAAATGGAACAACATCAACTGCTGAACTTACTAGTCAAGAGGCAGAGGGATTAGCAAGCTATTTTAAAACTAGTGTAGCTAATAAGTATGGAGTAGGATTCGGTAGATCTCCAATACTAGTAGATTACTTTACTCAATTAAAAACAAAAGACTAATATGATAACAAGTAAATTATTAAGAGCTAAAAAATTATTTTTAACTTCAACTAGTGAGTCAATTGTTGATTTAATAAGTAATACATTTAGATTTGGAGAGTCAGCAGTTTCTTCAGGAACAGCTTTTGTGAATGAATACGAAGTAATGAGACCAGATTTAATATCTGAAAGAATCTATTCTACTCAAGAAAACTGGGATGTTATTTTAAAATACAATGGAATATCTAATCCGTTTTCACTAGATTTTGGAGAAATATTGATTGCACCAGCATTTAACATAGTATCTTCTCTAGTTGTACCACCAAGGGAAGTTAGCGAAAAAGGAACAGAACCTGCAAAAAAGAATGAAAGTAAATTAATTACACCAAAAACACCTAAGGATAAACAGAGATTAGAATCCCTTAGAACAAATATTTCTGAAATTGTTCCGCCAAATATTAATTTATCTGGTGCTCAAAACACTAAAGTAGTTAATGGAAATATTGTATTTGGAGGAGATATGACTACTACAAATGCTACGAATATTAATACTAGCGCAGTTAGAAATAGAGTACAAGATCAATTAAAAAATAAACCTAATTTTTAAAAATGGCATTTAGTCAAATTGTAAAAACACTAGTTCAGCCATCAATAAAAATGATTACGCTGAGTGACTACGATACGTCAACTGAAGGAACTCCAGGTGGAGTAATTAGACAGGGAAAATCGTATGCTGACTCAAGTCAAACAGTTGGTGCAGTTCGCCCTTTTGTTAAAATCGGAGGTCGAAGTATTGTTGACATTGATCACTTGATTATTGATGAAACTGAATTTATACCTAAACTAACTTTAATTTTTACTGATGCGGCTGGTGAATTTTCAGGAAATACTTTTCCAAAAAGAAATTTAATTGCCAGTGTGTATATTGCAGCAGATAATGATAAATTTAAACCAATTAGGTCAGACTATTTAATAACTAGTGTAAAAACTATACCTTCAACTCGACCAGAAGATAAACTTACCCTAAGTAATAATATGACTTACTTAATTAAAGCTGAGCTATTTGTGCCTAGAATATACAATAATGTTTCTAAAAGTTATGCTAACCAAGCATCATCTGAAACATTAAAAAAAGTATGTTCAGAACTAGGACTAGGCTATGCTCAAAATGATTTTTCTAATTCAGATAAAATGACCTGGATTAATATTAATACGAGTCCACTAAACTTTATGAAAGAAATTACTAATTATGCTTATCAGGACGATAATTCATTTTTTAGTGGATTTATCAATAAAGAGTTAATTTTTAACTTTATTAATGTTAATGAACAGCTTAAAGATATTGAACCAGATAAAACATTTAGTACTGCAATTAATCCAATGGCTACTAACTTAACACAAAAACAAAAAACAAATACAGATAAGGCAAATATTCAAGATGAAGCAATTTTAAATTTTTTAACTAATCGATCACAAAATGTTGGAAAATCAAATCACATAGTAGAAGCTAATTTAATCTCTAAACAAGGAGAGATCCTAAAGGCAGATGGGTATCTAAAAAAGATATTTTATTATGACCACTTTGAGCCAGTTGAAGATAAAAAGCTTAAAAGTTTCTATACTGCTCCCATAAATAGTGACGGGGCAGATGAATTAACTATGCTTACTCCAGATGATGAAGGATTATCTGAAATTGGAAATAAAAAATGGATGAATATCAACTATGGAAATACTCATGAAAATTGGAATGCAGCTCGAGTATTTAATACCCATAATTTAAAGGAACTTGAAAAAATAAAACTTAGAGTTGTGACAAATGGAATAAATTTTCAAGCGGTTAGAGGATCATCGATTCCAGTAATAATGACATTAGCACTAGCTGATGCTATTCGTAAAGAGGCTGATCCAGATAACCCAAGAACAAATATAGAAAAAGAAAAATTACAGGATGAAGTACTCGATACTCAACTTTCAGGTAGATACTATGTAAGTGGAGTAAAATATCACTATGATCCAACAAAAAGCATAGAATTTTCAACTGAATTATTTTTAGCTAGACGAGAATGGAACTCATCAAAAATAATATTTACAGCAAATGCATAATTTTTATGGAGTAAGAAATAAGGTAGATAACTTTAGAAAAGGTTTTTTATTGGATCCATATGATCAACCGACATATTTAACTTTTGCACTAGATTTTAGATTTGAGTCAACTGCACAAACCTTGGCTGGCGATTTCTTATGGGCTAGTCCACTTTTTGAAAAAGGTGGAAAGGACAACCCAAATAGCGCACAAACTTATCTAGGTTCAATTGGCCATAAGGATAAGGAACAAAGTTTAGAAAAATTTAAGTCAATACTTGAATATTTAACATTTAATGCACCATGGTATTTTCAATCTATTTCAGGATTAGAGAAATTGTGGGAAAATGCAACAAATATGTCAAATGGATATAAAGGAAACGAAGCGGTTCTTACTATTGATACCCTAGAAGCAATTGATTTAAGAATTAGTGAAATTGCAAATCTTTATCGTAGTTCAATTTATGATAAGGTACATATGAGAGAAAGAGTACCTGATAATTTAAGATGGTTTGCACTAGATATTTATGTAGCTGAGGCTAGAAATATTAGATTCAATACGGCTGGCTCATTTAGTAATATGTCAAGTGCTCTAGGAATAGACACAAGTGGATTAAATCGAACAATTACAAATGCAAGTGCAGGACTAGGATCACTATTAGGAAATCAGCAATTGGATCAAAGTAACCCAATGAAACAGTTTGGATACATGAAATTTAAGTGTAGACAATGTGAATTTGATTTTTCAAGTAGTTTTGCAGGAGGGACTGAACTTAGTGTAGATACGTCAAAAGCAACTGCCCCAAATACAAATAAATTTAAAATTAAAGTTGGTTATTTTGAGGAGGAGAGTGAATATCATGATTCAAGTAAATTAGCAGACGACTACATAAAGAATGCTCTAAATAATCCATGGAGTGCAATGAATAGTGCTGCAAATCTTCAAACTAGGGTGGCAGGAGCATCAATGCTTCCTGGAGTAGGAGGATTTGTAGATAAAGGTACTCAATGGGGACAAGATAAATTAAAATTAATTGGTGGACTTGTTAATCCAGCATTAGGTGCAGCGTTTGGTGGCCCAACTGTAAGTAGCATAGGTGATCTAAATTCTAAAAATAATCCTGGAGAGTTTCCTCGTGGAAATTAAAACCTTAACTAATCTCTTAATAAAATACTATTAAATGCTAGATAAAAATCACGATATATCGAATAGAGACATGGATGACTTACGAGATAAGCAATTCCTAGGAGTAGTTGAATTAATAGACGATCCTAGAAAGGAAGGGCGAGCTCGGGTTAGAGTTTATAGTATCCATGATGATCTAGTTGCCGAGGATATTCCATGGGCATATCCAAAGAACAAATCAGTAGTTTTTGGACAAGCTGGAAAGTCAGGATCTATCTCTATTCCTAAAGTAGGAAGTATTGTTGCTGTTAAATTTGACAACGGAAATCCATATTCACCAGAGTATTTTGCAATCCATGAATTAGCACAAGACGTAAAGGATGAATTGAATACTGAATATGAAGGAAGTCATATTGTTCTATTTGACGGGGACCAAGAATTAAAATTATGGTTTAGTGTAGGTAAAGGTTTGACTATTTCAGTAAAGGGAACAAGCATAAATTTAGCACAGGATAATACATTAACCTTAAAGACTGATAATAAAGTTATAGTAGATTGTCCAAATATTGAATTAGGGTCAACCTCATCCGCTGCGTTAGCTGAATACGTAATAAAGGGCGAAACGTTTCTAACTCTTTTTAATTCACATGTGCATCCAGCAGCAGGTATACCACCAACTCCTCCACTTATAGCAGATGTAATATTAAGTAAAACAACAAAAACTAAATAAGGATGGCACTAGAAGATCAGGCAAAGGCAGTAACTCAATTAGGATCTCTTGGAACAAGTATCCCAGGACTAAATGCAGATAGTGTAATTGAGAATATTATTAAAAAGGATGAAACACTTGGTAAATATTTGGCAATGATTGACTCTGCAAAAGAGGAAAAGATTGAAAGAGGAATGACTAAGGAGGAGGCTGATGCTGCAGCAGAGGAGGCAAAAAAGCAAATCCTAGAAGAGGTAAAAAAGAGTCTTAAACCTTCAATAGAAGAGGATATTATCAGGATGAAACAAGAGTACAAGACGGCAAAAG